TAGCACTAAAGGAAGGAGTAGGAAGTTTTCTGCTTCTAAGAAGAATAAAGTCGTTGCGCGAGTTGCGCATGGCATAAAGATGTTAAGTTGTGATGATTACGATAATTTGAATAAGGACGTATATCAAAACAACTTACAAGCAACTAGAGCCGTTGGTAAGAAACCAACTAAAGAAGAACAAGAATTATTGGATAAGCAAAAGCTTGTAGATGAAGAGACATTCCAGTTTTCTGGACCTGTCTTCGAAGATATTTTCTTCAATGATGTTATGATCAATGAAGGATTACAAGCATTACATTGGGAGAATGCACATCATTTTCTTAATAATATGAATAAATTTGAGCCTACAGTAAGAAACGACGAAGAAGCAGCTCAGCTAGTAGAGTTTAATAAGCTGAAGCATTCTTGTTGTTTAGATATACGAGCTATGACTAAAATACAAGCTGATAATATACGTAGATTCATGGTGTACGCCTTTGCAAATTGCGAAATGCCAGATTTGTTAGAAATACGTAAGTACGAATTTAAGGACATCCCACTTTATAAATATGAGATGCATCCAGAAATACGATTTCCTGCTTTTGATAAGAAGCATTTTATAGGAAAAACAACACGAACTAAAACTATTCAACCACTTTTATCACATAATTGTGATGTAAATAGAAAGAATAGTTTATATGATTTTGCAAAGTGTTTGTTTTCAAGTACTAGAGTTTTGAGTGTTAAAAAGATTAAATCAATACTTAAAACAGCTCTAGCAAATGGACAAGATCCAGTAGAAATATTGAGAGACAAATGTTTTATTATGTCTGAAAAAGATCTTAATAAGAATAGTTTTGATTTTGAGTGGGGTAGTTGTACTGCAAAAGACATGTGTAAATTAACATGGTTTTTGTGTTATATACCTCCTGAGTTCTTCTTGTATGAGATTAGATTAGATAATCCTAAAGGTAAGGACGGTTTTCAACAATACCATAGTTTTTATGTCGTATTTCGACAAATGCTAGTGGTGTTGCGTGATAATATACTTGAATTTGCTAGAAAGTACGTTGAAGTTAGTAAATTACCAATGTATCAGCAGATAGAATATCGTAATAGTTTGAAACATGCGTTCAAATCTATTATGCGTACTCAACCTATTCAGTTAATGTTTATGGCTGGTACGAGTAAAGATGATATTGAAGAGTACATTTATAGGAAACATTATTTTCAAATTAAGGAACAAGTTCTTAAGTTGGATAATTTTGTGGATGAAAAAGATAAGAGAACTCTTAAAGGTCAAAAGAATCGTCAGCGCAGTCGTGAAGACAAGAGATTAACAGCTGAAGCAGATTGTTATGTTGACGAAGTTCAGTTTCAAGGACTTGAGTATAAAGATTTTGTGGAAGCATATAATGAAGAACCATCTTTAAAACCTGCTTCTATCATTATATTGGTTGCCCATTTTTGTGTGGGATTAATCATACTCAAGATAATAATGAAATATTGGATGACTATTTTATCCTTTGCTTTTGGGTATATTGTGACAATGTATGTTATACATTTTTTTAAAACTTTGTATAACTTTTTGTTACATGAACCAAGAATGACTATCAATCGTCTTGTTAATAAACTTTTTTATCGAGATTATGTTCAAGATGATGAAGAACATCAACCTAGCAAGTTAGTACTTGTGTGTAATAATTTGACAAAGTTTGTTGTTAGATTTTTCAATTTGTACTTTTTGTATTTGTTTCACGCATATGTTTATGATTTTTACGTGATGACAAAATTGTATTTTTACGATTGGTATGTTGTGTGGAGTAATAGATACAGAAATATTCAACGATTGAATGATGTAGTTCAACCTGTGAATCGGATGTTAGGCACCATACAAAATGTTGTTAATGAAACATCTGGATTTTTTACAACGAGGGATGCTATTCTTAGTGCTGACACTAAAATAGTGTTAATAGAGCTGAATGCGATTATTCATATCGTTTACCACATGGTTACTGGATCGATAAAGTTGGCTTTGAGTCACATGACTTATATAGCTATAACTAGATCACATATGATTAAGCAAGTAATAATGGGAATGCCTGCTATGAGAGAGAGAGCAATGCCTCCAATGTATCCTTACAGACACAATGGACAAATTGTGAATCTTACTTTAGCGCAGTATACCAATATTATTACTATGCTTAGGCAAGAAGGTTTTGATCGGAATAGACTAGATGCTTATTTTCAGAATTTAGTTATATACAATGTTCAAGCAGAAGATGCTTTTACATCCTGGTTAAAACCTTTAGCTAAAACTTTGTCTTTAGTCACTGATGGTGAAATGGATGAACGGGAAATACGAGATGCTAATGCGTTATATCAATATATGAATCATAGGTCCCAATTTGTTACTGAGCAAGCTACTTTATATAAGAATGTTATATCTTTTGTTAGCAAGAGTATATATGGTTATGACCCATTTGAGCCAAAAGATCAGCAGTTTGCAGCTGATTTGTTTCTTTTAATTGATTTTGTAGAAAACAAAATTAAAGAGAAAGACACACTAGCTGCAAATAAGGTTCTTATAGATGAAATACTTGCTAAAGAGCAAGAGGCATATAAGTTGAGTAAGGATCCCCGTATGAGTTTATTACCCAGTTGGTTGAGAGAATATTACAATAAGAGATTGTCTCAGCTTGAAATGTTAAGTAAACTTAGTCACGCTTATAAGCGTGGTACACATGTTCGCGATGTACCTGTTTGCTTAATGTTTACTGGGCCTCCAGGAGTTGGAAAAACTACTGCTATGGATTCTATTCGTCAAACTATATGCACCATTATGAAATTGCCTCAAGGCCCTCAGAGTGTGTATATATGCAACCCTGATAACGAATTTCATGAAGGATATGCACACCAACCATTTGTCCAGATGGATGATATGTTTAAGCATACTGATATGGACAAGCGTCAAATTGAGGCAACTAACATCATCAATATGGTTAATTCAACACCTTTTAATATGCCAATGGCTTTTGATGGCAAAGGGTTGGTCTTTTTTGATTCTAGTTATGTTATTTTAACAACAAATATAGTTGACGAAAAAGCCAAGAGCTATCATAATTGCACATGGCAGATTGGACTTACCGATAAAAACGCTTTCTTAAGGCGATTGCACATTATAGTACATAGAAGTAAGCCAGTAGATCTTCGACACCCTGAGAGAAATACTTTTAGAGTTGATAAGTGTTCAGAATTTCCTGAAGTTGTTGGGACTGAATTAACAGCTCCAGAGATTGCTCTTTTAATGTTGAGAGTGCGTAAAATCCATAGTATGAAAGCTGCTGCACTTATCCAAACTGAAGATGACATTAAGGCCCTTTTTCCAAACTTTGATCAATTGTATGGCTTGTATAAAACACCAGCCGATGAACAAAGATTAGGAAAAATTGATGAGCCTAATGATCCGCCTGTAATTGATGTGCCAATTGAAGATGAAGAATCTGATGTTGAAGATGTCACGCCAGCTCGAGAACGTATTCCTAGTTTTGATAATCAAGTGCAGAATGAGGATGATCCTCCAGTAGAGGAACCACCTAAAGATCCTGATATAGAAGATAATATTGAATACAAAAGTGAGCCAATGTCCGCTACTGAATACATAAGGAGAGTGTTAGCAATTAAATTTGCAGATAGGCCTCATGATGAGTTAACTATAAAGAAAATTCGTTTGTATTCTATAATATTTTTTAGTATTATAGCGATAACTACCTTAGCTAGCGTGTGGTATTTTTTTGCCGGAGATACAACACAAGCATATATGTATAAAACTAGACGCATGACGCGTAAGCGTAAGCAACTTGCCAGTTTGAAAAATAATAGTGTGGTTTCTAAGGTTGTTGTAGGTAAAACTATAACACAATCTGAAGAATCAAATTATTTTTTGTCTATGCGCAATAATGTTGCTAAATGTGTAGTTGAAGTTTGTGCCTATGCGTTTGATGTTGAAACTAAGGAAGAAGTTCCTGGTTCTGGAGCCAAAACGTTTGGATTTCATTATGAAGATGGTGTATTCTTTGTACCAGCGCATTTTTGGCTGAAGTACAGAGATTATGAGGAACATCATATTAAAGTCTGTATAAAATGGGCTGATGGAACCCTAAAGTTGGATAATCCTTCTTTTTTTGAGGTTGCAGGTGCAGATATATGTTTTACACGAGTTGATAAAACAGGAAAGTTGCCAAAGAGTGCCAAGAAGTATATATGGCACCAAGATGAAGTGCTAGATATTCAAGCTGGCACGCCAATGCATATTATTAGTGTGTTGCGTGATGGATCTGCTAATATAAAGCCTGTAACTAAAGCTCGAGCTGAAAGTCCATTAGAGTATGAGGATAATCGTGGTAATATATTCAAGATAAATTTTTGTATTAATTACTATGAGAATACCTCTCCTGGTGAATCTGGTTCTTTAACTGTATTACAAGGTTCTCAAGGAACATGTAAGATAATAGGATACCATGTTTGCAAGCGTGTGCCTCACTTTGAAAGAAGTTGGGGTTTTTCAATGGCCTTTACTCAAGAATATCTGGATGATATTATTGAGTCTGCGTATGGAGATCACGTTCAGTGTTTAGAAAGGATATTACCTTTTGAACCATTGTACCGCGTAGAATCTAGTATGGCACATTATCCTCCAGCTAGATCTAGGTTGACCCCTACTATCATGGAAGGATGGGCAGGGCCTACTACTTGTTTGCCCGCACGTTTAGCTCCTTTTACGAGTGAGAATGGAGATTTGATTGATCCACTATTGAAATCGATGGAAAAATTAAGAACTGAACATACACCACCTACAGAGTTAGACAAAGAAGAAATTATAGATTATTTCTTCTATTGTTACCCAAAGCTGATGGAACAACCACAGTTGTTATCTTTTGATGAAGCTTTGAGTGGTATTAATGGTACAAATGTATTGTCTATATGTGCCAATACATCACCTGGTTATCCGTGGAATTTGTCTCATAAGAAAGGCAAAACAGCTTATATCAAAATTGTTGATAATAAGTATTTCTATGAACCAGAGTTTTTAGTTTTAGTTCAAAATTATGAACAGGAACTTATTGAAGGTCGCAATATTGAAGTGATATGGTGCGATGTTTTGAAAGATGAAACTCGTGAGATTGCGAAAGTTAAAGCTGGTAAAACGAGATTGTTTTCAGCTTGTCCTATTCATTATTTGATTTTAGTCCGACGATATTTTGGTGCTTTTATATCGGAATTGAAAAAACATGCTGGAGAACAACCTGTTAGTGTTGGTGTTAATCCACACTCTATAGAATGGACTAATATGTATGATAAATTGAAAAGTACATCTGGTTCCATTATTGCTGGTGATTTTGAAAACTGGGATGGTTCTATTCCAGCATTTGTTGCCGAAATTGTAGTTGAGTTTATCAATCGTTGGTATGATGATGGGATTACGAACCAAAGAGTTAGATCTCTTTTGTGTAAACACATGTTAGAAGCCGTACATATATGCTTCGATGTTGTGTACCAAACTAAGGGCTCAGGTCCTACTGGTAATCCTATAACTTCTGAATGGAATTCGTTAATACAAATGGCTATTAATTATGTTGTTTTGACTAAAGATTTTCATTTAACTGTTGATCAATTTACTCAGTTTGGTTATGGTGATGATAGTTTGATATCTACCGTCAAAAAGGGCTTACGGTGTAAACATTTTGCAGAGTGTTTTTGGAAGAGATTTCGCATGAAATTTACTCATTGGTCTAAACAAGACCATGATGAAGAAGAAACGATGGAAACAGTTAGTTTCATTGGACGCGCATTTAGAAAAGATGAATATGGTATTGTTAGAGCTCCTTTAAAGCTTACAACTATATGTGAATCGTCTTATTGGACTCGAAATAATGTTACGGAGGAGGAACATTTGTTAGCAACAGCTGATACAATATTCCTTGAATTGTCTCATTATCCTAGAGATGTATTTTTGAAAGTGTCTCAAGAATACCTAGTTGCAGTATATGATAGAGTTCCAGACTCTTATCGAGACATTTTATTGCGTAGGAAACCTTATTCTTATTATTACAATCAAATGTATCATTCTGGAAACTCAGGTGTAGAGTTTCAAACACAGTCGGAAGACGTTAAATTTATTGTAGGACCTAAAAATCCTGAAATGTCTGAGTCGAGAGCAACAGAGTTTACTGATAGAGCAGCAAACGCGCCACCACCTACCCAAGTTGTAGAACTAGGTACGTTTAATGATGTGGCACCAACAGCAGATGAGACTGTTAATGAAACTAAGATACAAAAACCGTATCGAACACCCAATATGGAGCAATTCAATTTTGGTAAATCTTTAGATCGTGTATTCAATATACAAGTGACTGCGTGGCCTACGTCATCAGCGCAGGGTACAGTGTTGGCAACTTTTCAGTTTCCACAAACCCTATTCGCTCAGACGTATATTGCACAAAAGATTAATGATTTTCAATACTTTTCTGGTGGATTCCAGTTCAATATGCGTATAACAGCATCAAGAACTTTGTATGGAAAAGTTATGGCAGTTTATGTACCATATACTTCATACTATCCTTTAAATCAATCTGCTGAACAATTGGTCACTGCACCCACTAGTACTTATGAGTGGTCTGGTTATCCTCATGTGTTAGCATCAGCAGCAAGTAATGATGTAGTTACTTTGACAGTCCCTTATATAAATCCACATCGATTTATAGATTTAGGACACTATGCTTATGGTGAACTTGGGTCTATCTATTTGGTGGTTTTAAATCCACTTACAAATTCTGAGAATTCTACTGCAACAGCTTCAATCGTTTGCACTGCTGGATTCATTGATGGCAATGTTTGTTTACCAAATGATTCATCAGTTGATACATTAGCAGCAAGATATGGTGAAGATTCTGAAGTTGTTCAGAAAAAATCTTATAAAGATTTTACTCAAAGTAAACAATTGAAGAATCGTGAAGCTATTAATAAGAAGTTCTCAAATGATTCGTCTAATGAGGTTTTGAAACCAATTGGGTCGGCAGTTAGCACTTTGAAGTTCATTGGAAATACAATGGCTAATGTGGCAGCAAATGTTGCTGAGAATGTGGCCACTGCCATGATCTTGGGTTTATCTAAACCAACTACCACTAACACTGGAACTATTGTCGCTAGCAATCCCAATTTCAATATGAATACTGGAAATGGAATTGATACTACTATGAAAATGGCAGTTGATAGTGAGAACGCTATTTCAACAGAACCAGATGTTGCAGGAATGGACATCGATGAGATGACATTAAAGTATATTGCAGGTATGCCTGTTTTGGTTACTACCACAACGTGGTTGGCAGATTCAACACCACTTTCAATAGCTACTACTGGTTTAGATGCTTCACCAGCATTTTGTGACCATTTGAAGCAAGCATTTTTTAGTTGGAGTGGTTCCCATAAGTTTTGTATTTATGTTGAAGCATCGATTTTCCATGCAGTTAGAATGGCATTTTATTTGACCAACAATGCAGATGCAGATTTTCAGGTATGTTATTATCAAGTTGTGGAAATTCAGGGGCCAACCACAGTTAAAATGACAGTCCCATACACGAGTAGGTCATTAGCTGCACAAGGTAATACAACAGAAGTTGTTTATGATCTTTGTGCTGAAATATTATCGTGGTCACAATCTGATAATGCAGTTGATGCACCAATATATTTGAATACTTATAAGGCTGCTGCCTCAGATTTTCAAGTTGGTGCACCAATTGACTGTTATTATCAGTTAAGTAGTGCTCCTATGACGCATCAAGAGTATGTGGATTTTTGCCAATGTAACCCTCGTGATGATTTTAATGAGGATTTTGAACCAATGCATCCTGAAATGAAAGGGTATGAGCAGTATGGATATGCTTTTGGTGAACGTATTGACACCATAAGAAAGATGGTTCATAGGTACCAACCTATGTATAGCATTAATTCTAATACTGACATACCTATGGTTCAATCTCTTAAAGCCACTGGAACTGTGTGTTTGGGTATTGATTATTGGGCATTGTTTTATAAATTTTGGCGTGGTTCTGTCAGGTTTAAGATGATGACAGCTAAAAATTCAGCTGATTATAAGTGTATGTTGGTTAAAAATACACAACAATCAGCTTTCTTTCAAGGTGCAGGCATTAGTGCTCCAGATATGAATTCGTATGAAGGTGAAGCTCCCTGGTATCACCCATGCTTATTCGAGGTGACAGATAATACACCGATTTATGAGCGAGTGATGTATGTGTCAGGTACAGATGTTAAGTATTTGATGAAGTCTGGTGGAGATGATTTTTCTTTCCACTTCATCAAGTTACCGCCTTTAGGCACATACCACTATTGCAC